GTTTTATGCAGGCTTAAGACCCCTGCGTAGCGGCTAGAACCCGCATCGGACTTCTATTAAGGAGAAAACAAAATGGGTCGTCCTCTAAAAATTAAAAAAGTAAGTGAAGCCAGTTACAATTCTACAACTGGTGCCAATCCTGGTACAGACATTGGTTTCAATCCGTTTGCAAGTTTAACTGCACCAGTGGCTCCGCCATTGTTTGACAATGCCACTGAGTATCTTGGTGTTGTTGGTGGTTCTAACACAGTTGATACAGCAACATATCCAACAGTTAAATGCCGTGTGTTTATCACAGGCTTTGCTGAAGAAGATGGTTATATCATCCGTCAAAAAGGTTCACGTAAGTATCTAGTTGGCGGAACAACAGCTCGTACAGCTTTGGTAGCTGGTAGTGCATATCGTATTACTGTAGTTGGTGATACAAATTGGGCAGCATATGGTGCAACAGGTAATCCACAAGTTGGTGATGTTTTCACAGCATCAGCAGCACTTGCTAACACAGGCACAGGTCGTGTTAATGCAGTTGGTCAATGTGTATTAACAAGCGACTTGAGCCCAACAGCTGGTAACATGAGCATCAGTTATTTTAGTAATGATTCAACAGAAACAGCAATCAGTAAGTTGACCAACAAGTTCTTGCAGAACTTTGCTGGTGGTGAAACTGGTGGTAATGCTGACACAGGTGATGTATGGGCAGCTAGCCAAGTTGTTAACAACGTTGAGTTTGCAGCAAACTTCTTCAGTGATGAAGGAACAACTGCTAAATCAGGTGCTGAAGTTGACACATGGGCAACAGGCTCACAATTGTCAACAGGTAACTTAGATTTAGGTATTGTAGAGAACTACAACAGCTAATTTTTACCAACCCAAACAATCCCCACAATAAGTACTGTGGGGATTTTTTATGACCACAGCATTTGTACTAGGAAACGGTGTAAGCAGACAAGCAGTTGATTTGAATCAACTAAAGCCCTATGGAAAAATTTATGGGTGCAATGCTTTGTACAGAGATTTTACACCTGACGTATTGGTAGCAACCGATCGCCCAATATCTACGCAAATACAAGAATTGGGATATTCAGCCAAACATAGATTTTATACACGAAAGCCCATCGAGGGTCTGGGTGCATTAAAAGTACCGCACGACTATTATGGTTACAGCTCGGGTCCAATTGCTTCGGCATTGGCAGCAATAGATCAACATCATTTGATTTATCTTGTTGGATTTGATATGGGGCCTATAAACAACAAATTTAACAATGTTTATGCAGACACAGATTTTTACAGAAAATCAGACGCAACTCCAGTGTTTACAGGCAACTGGGTAAAACAAATACGTAAAATAACTGAAGATTTTCCAAAATCTCAGTTTGTTAGAATACAAGGTAAAACCACTGCTGATATAGCAGAGTTTGCTAATATCAAAAATCTAACACATCTGCCCATGATCACTTTCTTAGACCGCATAAATAATCAAAAGGATCTTTAAATGGCTAGCTACAAAAATCTCAACAGTGATTGGTACATTGATGTCAACGGCGGAGTTGGCACGATTTATCTCAACGGAAACTTAGATGTCACCGGTAACATTACCTATGTTACTGAAATTGCTGTCAACGATGCATTTATTATTGTAGCTGCTAATAACACTGGTACAGTAACAGACATGGGCTTGATTGCCCAAAAAACTTCAAACACCTATGCTGGTTTGAGATATGATACCACGGTTGGTGCTTGGCAGATTAGTACCAGTGTTGCACAAGATGGATCACCTATTTCATCATATGCTAATATTGCATCGGGGGGCGGAGCTGGGATTGTAGCTGGTAGTAATACTCAGGTGCAATTCAACGACAACGGATTATTTGGAGCAAGTGCCAATTTAACATTTGATAATTCTAACAATAGTTTTACTATTGGTGGATACGAAGTTTTAAGCAATATTGGAACAGCACCCACGGCGGTAGCTAACTCAGTGGCTATTTACAACAATGCTCCGGGTGCTGGAGCAACAGGATTATATACTGTGGGCACAACAACCGCAGCCGACGAAGTTATCAGTTTAACTCGTGCAAGACTTTACGCAATTATATTTTAAGGAACAACAATGACTATTCAAGCCTCAAACGTAACCACTGCTGGAAACGTAGTTTATACAAGCTCAGGAAATACTGTGGTAACTTTTTTAAGTATTTGTAACTATGACTCAACAACACCTGTAACCGCAAACGTCTATGTAGTACCATCAGGTCAAAGCGTCAGCAATAGTTATATCAGCATCAGTAGTTTGGAAATTGCTAACTTGCAAACATATCAATTTTATGCAGCCAATGAAAAATTGATATTAAGCAACGGTGATTTCATACAAATTGATGCTACAGCCAACACAGTTACCGCTATTACTTCTTATACATCAGCTTAATGGGTTATTTTGTAAAAAATCGTCAGTTGCAGTCAGGTAGCAGTGGAGTTGTAGTTCCAACTGGTCCAGCCAGTTTACGTCCTGACAATGCACCATTTGGAACCATTCGCTACAATACCGACATTGGATATGTAGAATTTTTCAATGGATCGATTTGGCAAAACATGGGTGTAGGCGGCATTGTCAGCTATGATGTAATTACAGAAACTGGCGATGGATCCACAGTGGCATTTACCTTGGATTTTGAATACTCAGATCCAACTCAGCTGATTGTGTTTGTTGGATCAATATATCAAGAACCCACAATAGCCTACACTGTTAGCAGTTTTACGTTGACATTTACTAGTCCACCGGCTGCTGGTATTCCAATCAACATCATTCAAACCCAAAATTAATCAACTAAATACCCTATCACAGGGATAATCTATGGCAATAAGTCGCGTTGCAGGTCAAATGTTAAAAGACGTACTCGAAAGAGATGGCGTTGATATATCCTTTGCTAATGCCAACGTTGGAATTAATACTGCTAGTCCATCTGAATCTTTTGAAGTCGTTGGAAATGTAAAAGGAAATTGGTTTCTTGGCAATGTTAGTACCACTGGAAATATCATTGCCGGAAATATTTCTGTTGGAAATATTGGCGCAGGTAACATCAGTTTAGGAAACCTATACGGCGGTAATGCAGTGTTTACTGACAATGTTACTGTAGCAGGAACATTGACTTCAACATCAAACATTGTTGCCAACATATCGGGTATTTTTTACGGAAATACTATCACCGGTGTGGGTGCGTTATTTGCTGGTATTCCTGGATTTACGCCTCTTCCAAACACTATCATTCAAGTTGCTGGCAATGCTGAACCATATGTGCAAATCAACTTTGAAAATATCAACGGTAACGGCACAACAGACTACATTGCCACAGCTGATGCTGGTACAGACACCACACATTATATTGACATGGGCATTGCCGGCAGTACGTATGACAATACCACCCCAACTAATAGTTTAGGAAATATCATTGGTCCGCTTGACGCCTATTTGTACAACCAAGGTGACGGTGTAGGTGGTACCGGAGGAAATTTAGCAATTGGCACAACAGAATCCGGAAGAGAAATTAGATTTTTTACCGGTGGAGTTAATTCCAACAGTATTGTAGCCACTGTGAGCAATATTGGATTAACAGTAGTTGGAAATATCAGCACTGGTAATATTACCATAAGTGGTGATACCGTAACAGGCCAAAGCGACATTGTTCTTTTACCAACAGGTAATGTTAGCTTATCTAACGTTAATATCAATAATTTAGCAGATCCAGTTGCTAACTCAGATGCAGCAACCAAAGCATATGTGTTAAGTGAAATCAGTGGAAACGTAGTAAACATTGGTAACTTGGTTGTTAATGATACCACTGTAACCACTGCCACAGCTAATGCTAATATTGCCATAGATCCTAATGGCACAGGAACATTTGTTATAGTTGGAACCAACGGTTTTGTCATGCCCATTGGCAACACAGATCAACGTCCTAGCCCTGCATATACAGGTACCTTGAGATTCAATTCCGATTATGCCCGTATTGAATACTATGACGGCGCAGAATGGGACGTAGTTGCCGGCGGTATCACTAATCAAACTATAGAAACTGCCGACGGAACTACTGATACTTTTGTGTTGGATCGCGAAAGTACTACAGCTGCAGTTTTAGTTATGCTAAACGGTATTGTACAGATACCGGTAAGTTCGTATAATGTAACAGGAAATAGTCTTGTTTTTACACAAGCACCTGCTGTTAGTGACATCATAGACGTTCGTTTCTTGTAAAAATTTCTAATAATAATAAACTGCTATTAGTGTTTTCTCACGGCCGCGGTAAATACTTCATAAATTGGAGAAGACGCAATGGCCGTTACAAGAATTAAAAATAATCAAATTACCGACTCGTCAGCGGGTAACGTATATCTTGGTATCAACGCTGGTACCAAACTACAGGATTACTCAATTACCGCTGGTAAAATTGCCAACAGTTTGGTGTATGGCAGCGATTTAACTGTTACAGGAAACCTAACAGTTAATGGTCAAACAACAACTATTGACACTGTAAGCACAGTTATTGAAGATCCAGTTATTGTTTTGGCATCCAATCAAGCTGGTTCTCCATCGGTTGACATTGGTTTCATTGGTGAACGTGGATCAAGCGACAACATTGCGTTTGTGTGGGACGAATCAGCTGATGAATTTGTAACAGTATTCACTACAGACTTAGTCACAAACACCACAGTAACAATCTCCAGTTACGCAAACTTTCATACCAACGATGCCAACATTGGTGGTAATCTTGTAATCAACGGTACAACAACTTTAGTAGGTAACATTGCTAGTGCATTGAATGTAACTGGCAATATCACAGGCGGAAATTTATTAACAGAAGGTGTAGTTACTGCAACTGGTAATATTACCGGTAGCAATTTATCAGCAGGTTCTGGCACAATTGTTACAACAGGAAACATCAACGGTGCCAACGTAAATGCCTCAGCAGGTATTACAGCAGGCACTACTATTATTGCCACTGGAAACATCACAGGTGGTAACGTTGACACAGCAGGTCAGGTGGTTGCCACAGGCAATATCACAGGCGGCAATTTAACCACAGCCGGATTAACCAATACTGGCACGTTGTCTGTTTCAAGTACAAGTAGCTTTACTGGTAATATTACTAGTCCATTTAACGTAACCGGCAACATTGCTGGCGGTAATATTTCTACTTCGGGCGTTATTGATGCAGTTGGTAATATCAGTGGTGCAAATATAAACACTACCGGATTAATTTCAACTGGAACATTAGAAACTACCGGCAATGCGTTGATTGGTGGAAACTTGATTGTTCAAGGTAACATTACATACATTAACATTGATGATTTACGTGTTGAAGATCCAATTATCATACTTGGTACTGGACCTAACGGTGCTCCATTAACAGTTGATGATGGTTTAGATCGTGGTATATTCATGGAATATTACACCACAGGTCTTGGCAACGCATTCATGGGTTGGGACAATAGCAGTGGCAACATGGTTATTGCTGCTGATGCATATTTTACTGCCAACGATGTAGTAGGAATCAACTCTTATGGTACGCTAGAAGCTGGAAACTTGTATATTCAAACAGCAGTAGCATCTGGAAACATCACAGGCGGAAACATTTCCGCTGGATCTGGAATTATATCAACAACAGGAAACATCAATGGCGGTAATTTAAATGCCACTTCTGGAATCACAGCCTCAACAGGATTCTTCACAGGCAACGTTGATGTGTTGGGTAACTTAAATGCCACAATTGGTATTGTTTATGCCAATTCTGGTATTTTCTACGGTGATGCGGTGACTGGTAACAACGCAGCCTTTGCTGGTATTCCAGGATTCACACCGTTGGGTTCAAACATTGTAATGCAATTTGCTGGTAATGTTAATGCATACTCGCAAATAAACTTCCAAAACGTTAACGCTGGAAATTTAGCATCAACAGACTACATTGCCACAGCTGACAACGGCGACGACAGCAACTACTATATTGACCTTGGTATTAACTCAAGCACATTTGATGATCCTGTGAACTACGCTGGTTTCTATCCAAACGATGCCTATGTACATAACCACGGTGGTAACTTGATTCTTAACCCTGAGACTGCTGGAAAAGTAATCAAGCTCATGGTTGGCGGAACAGCTAACTCTGATGTTGTTTCTACTGTAACAGATCAAGGTGTATATGTAGATGTAGGTAATCTTTATACACCAAACATTACCAGTTTGTCTGGTCTTGTTACAGTGAACAATGGCAGTGATGACGTTGACTTTGCGGTCAACGGTGACACACGTGCTAACGTTTTGTATATTGATGCCGGAACAGGTACAGCAAGTTTTGGTAGCTCCACACAAACAACAGGAGCTATTGCGTCATTTAATGATCCTGGATCAATATTGATGCCAGTAGGTAATACAGCTCAACGTCCAGGAACTGGTGTTCTCGGTATGTTGCGTTTCAACTCCACAGACGATAACTTAGAAATTTACTCAACAGCAGGTTGGGAAGCTGTGGGTGTTCCTGTGTTTACAGTTATCGCCGACGAACAATTCAACGGTGATGGATCAACTGTAGCGTACACACTTGGTTCAAGTCAAACTACAGCAAGTTGTATTGTAAGTATCAACGGTGTGGTACAGATTCCAACTATTGCTTATTCTGTAACTGGAACAACATTGACATTTACTGAAGCTCCAGAGCCCGGTGATTTAATTGACGTTCGTCAATTGACTACAACTACTAGTGTTACTTCAGTTAGTAACACCAGTGGTAATGCTGTAATTGCGCCAAACGCTACTACTGCACAACTTGACATTACTGGAAATATTGTACCAGTGTCAAACGTTGCTTACAATCTTGGAAGTCCAACAAACTTCTGGAATGAATTGTACTTGTCAGGTAACTCAATTTACCTTGGCGATATTATTCTTAAATCCAACGCTGGAAATCTAAAAGTTCGTAACTTTGATGACACAGCAGATGCTGCTGTTGAAGCAACATTTATTTCAACAAGTACAACATCTGGTAACTTACAGATTGGGTTGAATCACATTGAAGCAACCAATGCCAACGGTAATATCGAGTTACGTCCAAACGGTACTGGGGTAATTTTAGCAAACTCCGTAATACAATTAAATGCTGGAATCATTAACGGCGGCGCCAATGGAGTTGGTAATATTGGTAACAGCACTGGATATTTTAACACAATTTTTGCCAAAGCAACTTCAGCACAATACGCTGACTTAGCAGAAAAGTATGTAGCTGATTCTGCATATGCACCAGGTACGGTTGTTGTTTTTGGTGGAGATAAAGAAGTTACAGTAAGCTCCACAGATGCTGATCGTGCAGTGGCTGGTGTAGTTTCTACAAATCCAAGTTACATCATGAATGGTGGATTACAAGCTGAGTTTGTTGCTACAGTTGCACTAACTGGACGTGTTCCATGTCGTGTAACAGGAACTGTACGCAAGGGCGATTTAATGGTATCAGCAGGGTATGGTTTGGCACGTGCTGAAGCAGATCCTAAAGTTGGTACTGTGATTGGTAAAGCTCTTGAAAACTTTGAAGGCAATGAAGGTGTCATTGAGGTAGTAGTAGGACGCTTCTAAACACTGTTTAGACCCAAAAATAGGACTCTTCGGAGTCCTATTTTTTTAACTAAATATAGCATATTATGGTGATAAACAATGGCATTAACTAGACCCCGTGCTTCTCAGATCTATGACATAGATTACAAACAAGCCACTCGTGTAATAACTGTTACAAATATTACACTCAGTGGTGGAGCACCTAGCCAGGTCGATGGTGTTAGTCTTTCTTTAGACGATCGTGTACTAGTTACAGGACAAACAAACAAAGCGCAAAACGGCATTTATCTTGTAGACACAGTAGGATCAGGATCCAACGGTACATGGGTTAGATCGAGCGATACTAATACCACTGGAGAATTGTTAGCGGGTACTATTGTCATGGTTACTGAGGGATTAACCTACGCTGATACACAGTGGAAGTTAGTCACTGACGATCCAATAGTAATTGGATCATCTCTTTTGATTTTTGAACAAAATTCAGCTTTTGCGTTTGGTAATGTATATGCCAACGGCACAGCAGTTCTAGCATCAAGTGTAGGAGATGTTTTAACTTTAGCCAACGGCAATAATATTTCCATCACAGGAAATAATACCAGTAAAACAGTTACCATCGGTGTAACTGATATCAATACATTTAAAACTATTAGTGTAAGTGGAGAAAGCGACATTGTAGCCGATTCAGTCGATGATACACTAACATTTGAAGCAGGTTCTGGTATCACAATTACTACCGATGCTGCCACAGACACCCTAACAATTATTTCAACTGCTACAAGTAGTATTTTTGCCAGTGGCGGAATTATGGGTACTATAGCTGAAGCAGTAACCAACGAAGAAGATCTTGGGTTAATAACAGATTCGGCAACTATTTTTTACAATTTAGAAACAGTAATTACGCAAGGATTATTGTATCCAAATCAATTAGTATTACCCACTTACACAGTATCTACACTTCCGAGCTCTAGTACGCCAGCTCAGATGATATTTGTTTCTAACGAATCGGGTGGCCCAGTGCCAGCATTCAGCGATGGAACTAACTGGCGCCGAGTAACTGACCGGGCTATTGTAAGCTAAATAGGATATAGGAATTTAACATGAGTACACAAGTTCAATACAGACGTGGCACAGCCACAGAAAACAATGCTTTCACAGGAGCTCTGGCTGAAATCACTGTAGATACAACTAACTGGACCTTGCGTGTTCATGACGGTGTTACTGCTGGTGGTGGCGGAAATATTGCCACAGTTGCTTATGTCACGGCACAAATTGGTGCTCTTAGTGCCAATTCAATCACCGACGGAACATCAAATGTTAAAGTATACAACAGTGGTAATGTAGCAGTTACTATTGGCGGAACCGCCAACGTTGCTGTGTTTAATACTACTGGTTTAACTTTAGGAACTAATTCTTTAACAGTAGGAAGTATTCTTAATTCCAATGCCAATGGTGTAGGAAACATTGGAAACTCAACAACTTATTTTAATACAGTTTTTGCCAAAGCCACATCAGCTCAGTATGCTGACTTGGCAGAGATGTACGTGTCTGATGCAGATTATGAACCTGGTACTGTGGTTGAATTTGGTGGCTCTCAAGAAATCACAATCAGCAAAACTAGTCACAGTACCGCAGTTGCCGGTATAATTTCTACAAATCCAAGTTACTTGATGAACTCAACACAAAAAGGTGACTATGTGTTACCGGTAGCATTGACCGGCCGTGTGCCGTGTCGTGTCCAAGGCCCAGTGAAAAAAGGAGACGTACTAGTTTCATCTTCAACACCGGGTGTAGCACAACGCATTGGAATGAACTGGCAACCAGGGTGTGTAGTAGGAAAATCAATGGAAAACATTGAAACCTCTGAGATTAAACGTATTGAGGTTGCTGTAGGTCGTTTATGATTCAACAACGTTATAGGACTGATTACGACGGAGAATTTATTATTACACAATCTGTTTGGTCTGGGGGTAAAAAAAGACAAACAAGAGAGTGGGTAGCAAATCCAATCGAAAACCAACACATCAGTGGCCGCGCAGTTTGTATCGCTGGACAACAAGACAAAAATCAATTTGATTACACATTGCTACAAAAACATCGCGGCGGCCTACTTGGTTCAAAAAAATTACAAACCTACGGTCTAGGCCCAGTAGCCAAAGAAATGAGACTGGACTTTACAGTTGAAACAGATGATGTTGTTCTTAAAGATTTAATTAGTTCTCAATATTGTCAGGATAATGTTGTTTATACCACTCCAAAAAATTGTTTAAAATATCCCGGAGTGTTTTATCTCACACCTTACAATCCAGTATTAATCAAACATGCACTAGCGTTGTACCTGGCAGCGTTTGATGGACACAAGGAAATTTTCATGCTAGGATATAACCAACACACTGACACTGGTAATTCTGGATGGACTGCCCACATTGCTCAAGTGATGTCTTGTTATTCTGGAGTTAAATTTTATATAGTTGGTCATAAACATCATACAGTTGAAGCTTGGACTGAGTTTTCCAACGTTGAAGAAATGACTTACGGAGAATTTATTTCTTATTGCGATGTTTGAACCAAGTGTTCCATAGTTTCAATTTTACAACGCACCGCTTCAAAATTTAAAGTAGACCACAATCCCGGATGCATAGGCTTAGGCCACGACCCGGTAGAAATCCACGCCCAGCCGTGATGTTCATCGTTTAGTGTTGGACAAAACTCTTCAGCAACACTACAAAAGAAAGTATGATAGATAAAGCCTGAATCGGCTGAAGTAAACTTTTCAACCGGAACCAGTCGAATGTACTCGGGCATTTTGCCCATTTCTTCAGTGCATTCTCGCGTGATGGCTTCAATTAGTGTTTCACCTGATTCAATTTTGCCACCGGGTAAACCCCAAGTCCCAGGGTGTCTTGGATCATTGCGTAGTAGATATAGATAGCGTTGTGTATTGACTGAATAAAACCAAATACCAACTGCGTTTACAACACTAGTCTCCATGTTCCTCCTGGGTACAAACCTTGATAACTCTTGATCCATGTGGATCCTGTCCATTCATATTGTATACTTGTTGTGATATTTGTAACATATTGAGTGTTGTCTAGCGAATTCTCACTGTCAAAACTTACTACCCATCGTTGACCGTCATATTCAACAATGTCGTTGGCTTGTGCAACTAAAGGTTGTCCGTTGATTCCAGCCCAGGCTTCGGCATATCCATTGTTGCTACCGGTGGCCTCTGTAAGCAAGTATCTTTGCCCGGTGGATGCATTTGCTAATCCAGCACCTGGTCCACTTCTCAACGGATCAATCACAGCATTAACTGGTGCCAGTGTGTTTGCCGGAATAGTATCTTGATTAATGCTAAACAGTAAAAATCTATCATCGGTAGGATCAAATGCAATAGTTCCTGTAACTTCTGTGCCGTCATCTTGCTCTAGTGCAATATAACTGATTCCCGGACGTATTACTCCAAAATCACCTATAACAGCCGACCACATCAAATTGCTAGGTGGACTATCTGCAGGAGTTAAACTAGTATTAGGTTGATCAACAACCTGAGCTGGTCTCAACGCCTGTAGCTTATTTCCAATTAACAATGCCTGATAGTTATAAGGTGTGAACACCTGTCGAGTGCCCAACAACAAATCATTGTCCATTACAGCATTGGAAGCATCGCCGTTGGCATCAAACACAGATGCAATAATTCTTTCCACAACACCTAGTTTCTTAACTTTCGCCGGGGCACTAATCCAAATTGGTAAAGCAAATGTTAAAGTAGCCACGTCAATCGGATTTTCGGTGCCCATTGGGATAGTTCGTGAAGTCCACTGTACACTTTCTAATTCGCAAACACTTAAACTGGTCCAGTCAATATAGTTGTCTGTACTCTGTATTTCTAACGCAGGATTAAACAGTGTAAGCATCTGCTCTAACAATTGCATTTTTTGATTGGTATTACTGGTCCAAATATCTAATTTGATTGTGAGTTTATAAGGTACCGGCATCAAGCGTTCAATGGTAAACGCATTGCCCTGGGTAGTTTCATAAGTGTCAGTGGCAGTATCGTAGGTGCGTTGACGTACAGCAATTTTGTTTACATGATACGGTTCTTGCATTCTTGGACGATCATAATCTAAACCAGAAATATAAAAAGTCATCTGCGGAACACTAGGCATAAAACCAGCACTGTTGTTTTGGACCACAGTTTGCGCCTGTCGCGACCAATCGCCATACTTAACAGGCACACGAATTAATGTGTGATTGGTTCCTTCTTCATTGCGTCCATATTCAACTTCAAAGTTGTTGAATATTCTAGCAAACTGCAAAAGGAATCTGCGTATCTGTTCATCATAAAAAAATAGTGGACCTGCCATAAATTATCGTCCTGGTGGGTAAGGGTTAGGGGGCATGATATTGCCTCCTTGGTCACCGTTGTCTGCTCTTGGTTTGAGTATTTCACTCAAACTTTGACGACTTGGAATGTTGCCTAGATCTGTAGTTGGCACAGTGTATGTATTATTAACAAAACTAGCACGTTGAGTTTGTGCATTTTCAGCGTAGTTAAGATCAGTGCGAACTTTTTCTTCAATTTTGATCCAGGCACGACCGTTGAATCTGAAAAGACGATTTGGGAAATAATCCAATCTCAATGCATAGTCTCCTGCTACTGGATTTGGAGGAAAACTTACTCCAGGTGTAACAGGCAATCCATTGGGTGCAATGCCATCTCCGGTTAAGTATCCTAGTGTGTATCCATCTGCACGAGGCGTAGTGCCTTCTGCACCATCGGTGGAATCCACAGTAATTCTTGTGTTGTCTACTGTAGCACCAGCTTGTGCCGGTTGCCCATCTTCTGTTGTTGGAAGAATATAAAATTTAACAGTATCGTATCCACTTAGCGGAAGTTCGGCGTAGGCCTGTGTGATAATGGCATCGTTGATTTCTAAATCTCGTGGGCGGGTACTTGTTTGTTCGCCTTGTGTAGGAGGAGTAGTAGGAGTCCAGTAATTAGTGTTGGTAATATCTGTGTCAGGTGGAACCGGTTGGGTACTAATATACCAATTGTCACCGTTGTTGACAATAGTACCTTGGGGGTAAAAATTACCCGGATCCCAAATATTATCAGGGCCCGCTGGCTTGTCTAGTATGTCCTTATATTCCTGAGCATTGACCATTGGTGTGGCTTTGACTCTCCACAAGTGTGGTAACCATGTGACACTAAAGCCTTCTGAAGCATATGCAGCATCTTGAATAACGTAGTATCTTGGAACAGCTTTATAAATGCCTGCGGCATTCAATGGGTAGTAATCTTTTAAATTTGGAACTTCAATAACATCGCCGGCCATTAGCTTACGACCAAATGTGTCAATCATGTCGTTGAAATGAAATGTAATAAACAGTGTGTCGTTGTTTAAAAACAAACCAAATTGTGTTAGGTCAAAATCAATGTCCTGTGTACGGTAAACGCCACGGAGTACGTAAACGTCAGGATCGTAGGCGCGATCTCTGTTTTCTCCCAACAACAAATCTTCAATAAACAACGGATTCTGTTCATCATAAACAGGTATAGTAGCATCGTTGTCGCCTACATCTCCAGTTTTTGGTCCTAGGTATTTGTGGATATAAAGATCCAAACCCCCTACAGTGTACATTTCACTGATAGTACGATCTAAAAACTTGTAGTCATTGGTTCTGTTTGGACGGTAAAGTGATAAGCGTGGCATAGTACAGTATTTATGGGCTGATTGACCAGTATTGGCAAACTGTGTATAATTACAAAATGGACTACAGTAAACGAATAGACAATGCTTATGCTCAAATTGCTAATGTAAAAAGCAAAACAGCTCGGCGAGATTTGTTGACAATGCTCAAATCCACAGAAGCCGCATATACCAAACTAGATCAAGAAAGTGTGGAATGCCGCAGGCTCAAAAAAGAAACGGTAAAATACCAAGAATTGCTCCGAAACTTTGAAGAGGTACTTGCCCATTTAGAAAAGCATATTACCTTTGCTAGTTTACTAAATTAACTTAATCAAGTATAATCCAACTATGATCAAATCTAAAACCACACAAATCAAACTTCTTAACCCAAAAAGTCCTGAGCTCAAATACACCGGTGGAGAGCCAGAATGGAGAACTCAGCCTGAACCTGAAAATCGCATCAGTGCGTTGAGTGCAGCCTTTTCTTGGTACAACTATCACTATGGCAAAAAAGAAGCCAAGGACATGATTGTGCATTGGTTGGAAGTTCAAGATCGGCCCAAGGATGCTCGTAAGATTCGTTCCATTCCGGACAGTCAAATTCGTCTAACACCAGCTTGGGTATGTCGTATGAACTTAGTTGGATTAGAACTAAACGAGCACGAGTTACTACAAGTAGATACACAAATCTCTAACATGCTCAAAGTCAAAGACGAAGTCAAGGTAGTGATCACAGAAGAGGAAACAGCACAAAACAAAGTAACTATTCAAGATCGGTTGCGTGAAAAAGTTTCAGAATGTGCTGGCGAGCTAGAAGGCCTGTACGATGACTTTTTAAACGATGGGGCCAAAATGAGCGCCAGTATCAAACCCATTGCCACAATTCGTGGCATGAACGTGGCACCGCAAATGATTGGTACTATTAGTGACATTTGGAAACGTCGGTTGTCAGAGCTCGAAGAAGTTGTTGTTGGCAAAGACAGTGATTTAGTAGAAGGCTACTCAAATTTCTCAAAGATTGAACTGCGTAACATGATCAAGTTCTGCGAAACTGTGATCAATGACTGCGGTGCTTATGTACAGATCAAAAAAGTAGAACGTAAGCCACGTGCTAAAAAAGCTGTAAGCCCAGAAAAACAAGCAAGTAAATTCAAGTATATCAAAGAGTTTCCTGAGCTTAAACTTGAAAGCGAACCACCGGCCCGACTTGTGGGTGCCAACGAAGCATGGTTGTATGACACTAAAAAGCGTAAACTAATCTATGTTGTAGCAGATACACACATTGGTAGCATTACTGTTAAAAACAACATGATTCTAGGATTTGATGCGGCTGCTAGTGTACAAAAAACACTGCGTAAGCCGGCTGAGCAAATCAAAGCCCTGTTGGCAGGTGGAAAACCTGCGGCACGCAAGTACTTTAAAGATATTAAAGCTACAGATACCAAGTTCAACGGACGTGGTACTGAAAACATAATCATCTTGCGAGCTGGTAAATAATAGGAACTGGAGTTCCTATTAATGTCACAACCTGAATCAACACTAGACACGTTAAAGCAAAATCTCATTGAGTATGTTCGCCTACAACTTGGCGATCAAATTGTTGATATTGAGCTAGATGCCGAACACTTTGAAGCAGCCTATCAAAAGACCATTGGAACTTATCGTCAACGTGCCCAGGGCGCTTACGAAGAAAGCTACAATTTTTTAGAGCTTGTCAAAGACGTAAGTATCTATACACTCCCTCAGGAAGTTATTCAGGTACGCCAAGTATTCCGTAGAACTTTTGGTGATAGTGTGGGTCCTTATGCATCAAACTTTGACCCATTTACACAAGCGTCAATGAACGTGTACCTAATGAATTTCAACGTGGCTGGCGGACTTGCCACTTATGATTTCTATACTCAGTATGTAGAATTAGCCGCTCGCATGTTTGGCGGTTATGTAAACTATACTTGGAATCCTGTGACTAAAAAGATTCAATTGGTACGTGACTTCAAAGGTACAGGCGAAAATGTACTACTTTGGACTTACAATCTAAAACCAGAAATTAATTTGTTGAGCGATTTTCAAATATCACAATGGATCCGCGATTACATGGTAGCCAACTGCAAGTACATCATTGGCGAAGCACGTGAAAAGTTTGGTACCATTGCTGGTCCGCAAGGTGGCGGCACATTAAACGGTACTGCTATGAAATCTGAAGCTCAAGCTCAAATGGATAACCTAATTGAGCAACTCAAATCCTATGTAGACGGATCACAACCTCTTACCTGGGTAATCGGTTAAACAACTTAACACAATCGCAACAATCTATGCTATAATCATAGCATGAGTTCACATTTAATGATTGACATTGAAGGTTTGGGCACCGGACCCGATGCCGCAATTTTAACTATTGCAGCCCAAAGCTTTGATCCATTTGGCACTGGTCATTATGACCGACATTACTATGCCCGCATCACATTAGAAAGCCAAGAAAATCGTCGCATACAAGATGATACACTTGCGTGGTGGGCAACTCAACCCGAAGCACAACAAGAGGCGTTTGCCGAAGACAATCGTGTTCCCTTGGATCAAGCCCTAGATGAGCTGTACAAGTTGGCATGGCAACATGATTATATCTGGGCACAAGGACCTACTTACGATATAAACATTCTTGAGCATGCTTACAAAAGCTACAACAAAACACAACCTTGGCAGTTTTATCGTATTAGAGACAGTAGAACTGTGTTAAGTTTGTGGCCAGGACGACCAGTTCCACCTACCAGTCATCATGCATTAGAAGACACTCGTAAACAAATTAACATTTTACAACAAACACTAAAACATTTAAATGTCAAGGAATTAAAATGATCATTGGAGTATGCGGATTTATTGGCACTGGAAAAGACACCATTGCAGACTACCTGGTAAACATACATCAGTTTAGAAGAGAGAGTTTTGCTAACACTCTTAAAGATGCTGTTAGTTCAGTATTTGGTTGGGATCGAGAGCTACTGGAAGGTAGAACAAAACACTCAAGGGAGTGGAGAGATCAAGTGGACCCGTGGTGGGCAGAACGCCTAGGCATGCCGGATCTTACACCTCGTTGGGTACTACAATACTGGGGTACAGAAGTCTGTAGACGTGGATTTCATGACAATATTTGGATTGCTAGTTTAGAAAATAAACTACGCAACAGCAAAGATGATATTGTTATTAGCGACTGTCGGTTTCCTAATGAAATTAAATCAATCAAAGATGCGGGCGGTATTGTAGTGCGTGTAGCACGCGGACCCGACCCTGAGTGGTATCCCCTTGCTGAAGCTGTAAATGCTGGTCCTAGACATATTGGATGGGCAATTTCCAAAGATCAACTGTCAAAATATAACATACATGCCAGCGAAACTGCATGGGCAGGTACCAAGTTTGATGCAGTACTGGACAACAATGGAACAATGGACCACTTGTACCAACAGATCAACGATCTGGTTCTAAATCTCCAGGTTTCCAAGGCAAGTCCTGCTTAGGAATCTCAACAGTACAATTCAAGCACACTGTTTTTAGGT